GGCTCCACGTCGAGGCGGTCCAGCCAGCCCTGAATCTGCGGGTTGGCCGCGCCCATCGCGCGGATCGCCTTCTTCTCTTCGGCTGTCCAGCGCTGCAGCCAGTCGCCGGTCGGGATGCGGAAGGCCCCCTGGTTGGTGTCGTACCAGCTCTGGAGCATCGAGAGGCCTCGAAGCTGGATGTACGTCAGGTTGTCCGCGATGAGGTCCGGGTTCGGAATCTCCTGACCGGGGTTGGCCGGGTCGGGAATCGTCGCGGGGAGCGTCTTGTTGTGGTCCAGACGGGCCGCCGTGATGCCCAGCTCCAGCGAGGAGTCGTAGGTGATGGTCGCGGTCGATTGCGTCATGCCCTGTCTCCTTGCTCACCCTGCGCGGCGAGCGCGGCGAGGTGCTGGCGTGCGGCAAGCGCCTTACCGGCGATGTGCTGGGCCTGCCCGACGATCTGGAGGCCGTGGCCTCTGAGGGCCGCATCGCAGACCTGCAGGAGCGCTTCGAGTTCCTCCTGGGTGTATGCGATGTTCACGGCGGGGACCTTCGGGGCCTCCGGCTGCTTGAGCGGGGGTTGCTGCGGGGGCAGCGGATTCGTTCGTTTCGTCATGTCGTTCTCCTTTGGTTAGCCGATCTTCCAAGCGCCGCCAAGGGTGATTACCGGGGTTTTGTTCGTGCCGCCACCCGTGACGGTGGCGCCGATGTTTGCGCTGGTGAGGGCCAGCGTGCTGTCCGTCACGCAGTGGCGGGTGCCATCGCCCACGGTGGCCGCGTTTGGCAGGTTTGCAACTGTGACCGGAGGCGTGGTGATCGACGAGCCGACGATCTGCCCGGTTTTCACGATATAAGCCACCGATGCGGCCCCCACCACGCCGTCGAAGATGCGCGATCCCGCCGCGCTGGCGGTGTCCGTCACCTTCACGCGGAAGCCGGGCATCACCGTGGCCGCGCTGTTCCATGTCGTGCGCAGCTCGATGCCTGCTCCGTTGCTTGAGTCCGCGAGGTAGAACTTCGCGTTCGCGTTCCAGCCGATGGGGCCCAGCCAGTCGCTCAACGTGATGCCGTTGCTTGCGAGCGTCAGGTTGCCCTGCGTGATCGGATTGTTGAACGAGAATGAGGCGCCTACGAAGGCCACGGCGCGCAGCGTGCCGGTGCCAGCAGCCTGCGCGCCGATGGTCAGGACGTTCGCGGTCGCCTGCCAGTCGAAGACACCGCGCTCATAGTTGGACGCATCCGTGTACGTCTTGTACGCGCGAAAGGCTTGCGCGTTCGTGCTGCGTTGAAGCGCCCACGTATCGGCCGCCTCCGGGATGAACTTGGCGGTAAACGCTGCGTTCGTGAACAGCGGCGAGGACACCGAGTTGGTCGCCCCGACGTTCTGCGCGCTGAGGCTGGCCGTGACGTTGAGGTTCCCGCCCACACTGAGCGTCTGCGATGCCTTGGCGTAGGTGAGGCCCGAGCTGCCTGCGAGCGTGCCCCCGTCATTGAACTGGACCTGCAGGTCCGCGCCAGCCGGGCCGGTGAGCGCGCCGAGGCTCGCCGCCGTGGGCTTGTTGCTCAGGTCGGTATAGCTGCCGCTGGTGGCGACGGTGGCGAGAACTGGCTTGCCCGAGAGGTCGCTGTAAAGCCCGCTGGTTGCCACCGTCGCGAAGGTCGGCTTGCCAGTGAGCGAAGCCCACGTCCCATCGAACAGCGTCGGCTTGCCTGTCAGGTCTGCATACGCGCCTGTCGAGGCCACCGCTGCCAGCGCGGCCACCTTGGTGTCGGTGTAGCCCTTCGCGTCGCTCAGGTTCGTCGCAAGCGCTGCTTGCAGGTCAGCCTGGTCCGTAATGCTGCCGCCAATGTGGCCCCAGTTCGGGTTCGGCGGGTCGATCCAGATCACGTCGAAGTCGGCGCCGCTCGCCTTGGCCGCAATCTGCCCCGCAAGGCCGCCCGGCGCAAGGCCCGGCCCGGCAGGGCCGGTGGCGCCGGTTGCGCCTGTGTCACCTTGCGGACCCTGCGGGCCAGTGGCGCCCTGCGGGCCTTGCGGTCCGGTGGCGCCTGCAGGCCCCTGCGGACCCGTGGCGCCTGTGTCGCCCTTCGGCCCCTGCGGACCCGTGTCGCCCTGTGGTCCCTGCAGACCCTGCGGGCCGGTCGGCCCGGTGTCGCCGGTCGCGCCGGTCGGCCCCGGATCGCCCTGAACGCCCTTGTCGCCCTTCAGCAGCGCCTGCAGCTCCAGGCTGACCGGCGTCGTGGACGGGCGCAAAGTGACTTTCGAGTCACCGTCCTGCAGGACAGTGGCGACGCTGTACGTTGGGGTGAGGACGAGATTAGCCAACGACGGTCACTCCCGGCTGCAGGTCGATTTCCACGGTGTCCGACGGCACCTTCGAGGTGCCATCGGCGCTCACGTACACCACGTCGAAGAACAGCGGGCCTTCCCACGCGCTCGTGTCGGCCGCCGTGACGAGCAGGATCGCGTGCGTCGCGTCGGCCGTCGGCGGCGCCAACGGCGTGAGCGTGACGGTGAGGTCGGCCACCAGACCGCCGCCCGCGTCGCGCACCTGCGACTGCGCCGTCCAGGTCGTCGCCGCAGGCAGCGCCACGGTGCCGCCGAAGCTGAAGGAGGCGCCCTTCTTGAAGGGGAGCTTGACTGTCATTTGCCGTTCCCTCCACGCTTGCCGGTGGGCGTCTGCGGCGTGCGCGACTGGTTGGCGGCGCCGCCGCCCGACTGGCCGCCGCCGACGCCTGTGCCGGAGTAGTTGTTGCCCATCGCGTCGGCCTGGCGGCCGAGACCGGCCTGCTGCATGAACTCGGTGTTCCAGCGCGGCGTGAAGCCAGTCGGCGGCAGCCGGTACAGCGTGCGCAGGCAGAACTCCTCGTCGGTCATGTACCCGAGCGAGACTAGCTCCAGCCAGCGCGACTGCCGCTGCGCCTTGAACGCCTCCAGCTCGGTCGCCGGACGCAGGTCGATGTCGTCGTACTCGAACTTCACGACCACGGGCAGGCCCATCAGGTTCGCGCCGAGCGTCAGGCCCTTGGAGAACATCTCCTGCAGCTTCAGCCGCACGAGGCCGTTGGCCGTGAGCATCCCGAGCAGCGTTTCGGTCGAGGCGATGTTCTGGCTGCCCGAGCCGTGCCCGAGCAAGGAGGGCATCGAGCGCGCTCCGGTGGCGATCTTCGCGTCGTAGATGCCCTTGACGGTGTCGAACGTGTTCGGCACGTCGCCGTCCTGCCCCTCGACGTACTGCACGTCGAGGAAGTCGAAGTGCACCAGCGCTTCCTCGACGCCGAGGTTGTTCACCGTGTCCTGGATGGTGGCGAACGTCTCGTTCAGGAAGGCGACGCGCTTGTCGCTGTCCAGAAGCTGCTCCTCGGACATCAGGCCCTTGAGCTTCTCGCCGTCCACCGTGCAGTGGATGCGCGGGTAGACGTGCCGCTCGCACAGGCGCCGCAGGTCGTTCAGGAAGGTCGATCCGGCCAGCACCGGCTGGATGGCCGACTCCAGCGGCGGCTGCGGGTACGGGTCGATCACGCTCGGGTCGAGCCACGTCATGAAGAAGTTCGGCACGTCGAGGTCGATCTCCTCGCCGCCCACGACCTGCACCGGCCGCAGCGTCTTCGTGCCGCCGCTCCAGTCGTCGTAGAAGCGGAAGCGCTGGCCGCCGACGCTGATGGGCGCGAAGAAGGCGGGCTGCCGCGCCTTGTTCAGCACCAGCTCCATGCCGACGCCGCCGACCAGCAGCATCTCCTTCGCAAGGCTCTCGCCGAGCGACTGCATCGCGTTCGTCGGGTTGAAGCCCACGTCGTAGCCGGGCATCGTGTTCAGCCGGTCGAGGAACTGCAGGCAGAACTGCGTGCCTTCGAGGTTGAAGTTGCCCTGCAGGTCGTAGGCGATGGCGACGTACTTCTCGGGGATGCCGAGGCGCAGGTGGCCGGAGATGGCAGCGGCGAAGTCGGGGTTGCCGCGTGCGAGCGAGCGGATCGTCGTGTCCGTATCGGCGCCGAACCGGTACGTGTTGACGATGTCCACGTTCGCCAGGTTCAGGTCGTTCTTCGGCCGCGCCGAGGTCTGCGCGGCGTTCGTCGTCATGTACGACGGGACCGTCATCTGGCCGTTCTTGACCTTCGGCGGCGTCGGTGGCGCCAGCATGCCGCTCGCCCCCGCCTTGGCGCCGGGCGCGGACTTGACCTTGCCGCCACCGGACGCGGGCAAAGTGCCTTTCAGCCTGAAGAGGGAGCGGATACGGTCGAGCATGGGCGGCATTGTCGCGACCCATTGCTGAGCTGTCAAACCTCAGCTATATTCGGGGCGCCCCGCTGTGAAGCGCCGCAAGTCCTTGAGTTTGGTGTTGCCATCGGTGCCGCCCGTCTTCCGGCACCCTTCAAACCCCGGCGTCCTCGCCGGGGTTTGTCGTTTCAGCGCGACGATCCGATGATCTGCGGCCCGCGCGGCGCAAGGTGGGCTGCCTGGCGCTGGATCGGCGCGATCCGGGCCTTCGAGACCAGCGGCACGCCGCCGAGGCCCACGCTGCGGCTGACGGTGCCGCGCAGGCGGCAGGCGATGTAGGAGTAGAGCATCGCGTTGTGGAAGTGGTCGTTCGCCGCAGGCGACTTCACCCACACATAGCTCAGCTCCTGATGCTCGTCGAACTCCTGCACCCGCTTCATGTCCAGAAGCTGCTTCTGGAACTCGTCTTCGAGGTCCTGATCGCCCGAGTGCTGGATCACCACCTCCTTGTTCTTGAACTTGCCCAGCAGCTCGTCCAGCGCCTTGTCCTTCATGACCTGGACGACGTGGATCGGCAGCTTCCCGGCCTCGGCGTCCGGGTCGGCCATCTTCACGCGGAACACCTCGGGCAGCTTCGAGTTCACGTACACCGCGCCGAACGCGTTCTTGTCGGTCTGCTGCACCCGCAGCACCAGATCGACGTAGGGCTGGCTGTCGATCACGCTGATGACGCAGTTGAACTGCGCCTTGAGCTGCCTGCGCCGCTCATCGAACTTCGCAAGCGGCACCCGCTCGCGGTGCACGACGATCCACTGCCCTTCGAGGGTCATGCGCGAGATGACGACGTGGCAGATCAGCCCCATGTCGGCGCCGAACGCGTGCACGGTGGTCGATCTCAGGTCGTCCGTCGTCGTCGCGTTGACGATGTCCTCCAGCACGAGCGACTCGGACACCTCCTCGCTGGTCTGCCCGAGGTTCTGGTTGACGAACTCGGAGAACCGGGCGTACTCGACCATCGCCTTCAGGAGCGACGTGGGCGTGATGATGGCCGGTGCGTCGAAGGGGCTGACGTAGATGCCCTTGGCCTCGAAGCCGTCGCCCGCGTTCTCGCACACGTACTCGCGCTGCGCCGGGTACAGGCTCGGCTCCTTGCCGCACTTCGGGCAGCGCAGATAGGCCTCCAGGTAGCGGGTCTTCGCAAGGGTGTTCTTGTTCAGGGCCTTCACCTCGCCGTCGTAGCCGGGGATGGTGACGTGCTCGAAGAAGTCGGGCCGGAACCACTCGTTGCAGCGGTGGCACTTGCACAGGTTCACGAAGCGGCGGCTGCTCTGCATCTTCAGGTCGATGCCGTAGCCCTTCACCGTGGGCGTCGAAAAGTTCCTTCGCAGCTTGTACGGGCTGTGCGTCAGGCGCGAGGTGTACTGCGTCAGGATGTGCGGGTTGGAGCGGTCGATCTCGTCGGAGACGATGCAGTCGGC